TTTATGTTAGCAACTGCTGCTGATATCGTTGCCGATCCTTCTGCACCTGACGCTTTTGTTCAGGGAATTATGGAAGGAAAAGAATGGGTTTGGGAAGGTGGTATTCTTCGTGAAAGACTTGCCGAGCAAACTCAAAAGAGAATTAATACTCTCGTAGATCAAAAAAGACTTGAGGAGCATAAGTTGAATTTGTTCAACGAATTCCTTTCAAATCTTTAATTTATAAATAAATATAGATTATATACAAAGATCTAAACAAATGTCCGTTGGTAAAAATTTACAAGAAATGGAAAACGTAGTAACCAAAGGGGCTGCACCTGCCGAACCAATGCCAACCTCAAGCGTTGGATATGAGGATTTAGGTGGTCCAACTCCAGAAAACAGCCGTCCTGATGACGACTCAAACGCACTCAAAACACCTGGCGCAACTCTAGCCCAAGTCAAGGATGTTGTAAATGCTAAGGCAGCACCTGCCGAAGCTGCTCCTAAAATGGCAAAGGAAGAAGTTGAAGAGGAAGAAGAGGTAGTTACTGAAGAGTCCGATGAGGATGAAGTAGTATCCGAAGAAGGACAAGAAGAATCTTCAGAAGAAGAAGCAGAAGAAGAGGAAGTAGTAGAAGAAGATTTTGGCATTGAAGAAGATGTCAATGCTCTTCTTGCTGGTGAAGAGCTTTCTGAGGAATTCCAAGAGAAAGCACGCACCATCTTTGAAGCAGCAATTAAAACAAGAGTTGCTGAAATCAAAGAATCACTTCAATCTTCCTTCGAGCAAGCACTCGTAGAAGAGATTGAAGTTATCAAAGAAGGTCTTACCGATCGTGTTGATGCATACCTTGAGTATGTTGCTGACGAGTGGATGCAAGAGAATCAACTTGCAGTTGAGCACGGTCTTAAGACTGAAATGACTGAATCATTCCTTTCAGGAATGAAGCAACTTTTTGAAGATCATTATGTAACAATCCCTGAAGATAGATATGATGTAATCGAGAGCATGGTAGATAAACTTGATGAAATGGAAGCAAAACTCAACGAGCAAATCGAAAGAAATGTTGCTCTTAATAGAAGATTAGCCGAGTCAGTTGCTGATGTAATCTTTGCTGAAGTCGCTGAGGGTCTCGCACTTTCTCAGAAGGACAAGCTCGCTACTCTTGCCGAAAATGTTGAGTTTGAAGGTGAAGCAGACTATCGTGAGAAGCTAGTAACGTTGAGGGAATCATATTTCCCAACCAACGCTGGTACTCAAAGAGACAACTCAGAGAATCTTTCTGAAGAAAATCAATCCATCAATTATCAACCAGTTTCTGGTTTGATGGAATCATATATTCAGACTCTGGGTAGAGTCTCCAAAAAGTGATTTTTAGATTATAAGTTCAAACTAAATTTTCCGAAGAGGTAAAATCAAATGCAAATGTTCAATTCCGAGCATCTGCAGGAGAAGTGGGCACCACTCCTTGACTACGAAGGTCTTGATCCTATCAAAGATTCACATCGTAGAATGGTAACTGCCGTTCTCCTGGAGAACCAAGAAAAAGCACTTCGTGAGGAGCGTGAGTTCCTGTACGAAACCCCAACCGTCAACACCCAGACCGGTGCTAATGCAGGTTTCTCTGCTGACGCTTCGTCACCTGTTGCTGGTTTCGACCCTGTTCTGATCTCTCTGATCAGACGCTCAATGCCTAACCTGGTCGCTTATGACCTCGCTGGCGTTCAACCAATGAACGGTCCTACCGGACTCATCTTCGCAATGCGTTCACGCTATACCAACCAGTCTGGTTCGGAAGCATTCTACAATGAAGTAGATTCCGCATATTCTGGTCAGGGTTCAACCTTCGCTGAAACCGATGGTTGGGTAGATGGCGCTGTTGGTCTCGGTACTACCGCACAAGCAGGCACCAACCCAGGCGCTCTGAACCCAATCTCTAGCGCAACCGCAACTACCTACAACGTAGGTCAGGGTATGCGTACCGATGAGGCAGAAGCACTTGATAGCAGCCCTGCTTTCAACGAGATGGCATTCTCGATCGAGAAGGTCACCGTTACCGCCCGTTCAAGAGCACTCAAGGCTGAGTACAGCTTGGAACTCGCACAAGACCTGAAGGCAATTCATGGTCTTAATGCTGAGGCAGAGTTGGCAAACATTCTGTCAACTGAAATCCTTGCTGAAATCAACCGCGAAGTTATCCGTACCATCTATAACGTTGCTGAAACAGGTGCTACCCTGAATACAGCATCTGCTGGTACTTTCGACCTCGACGTTGACTCCAACGGTCGTTGGTCGGTTGAGAAGTTCAAAGGTCTTATTTTCCAAATCGAG